TGCGAGCCGGCACAAATCGCACCTTTCGCTGGTGAAGGCGCTAAAGGCCGGCGTGAAACGTGGTGAATGGAGCGGTTGGCGATTGATTACCGTGCATCAGCAGTCTATTGGGAATGAGGAGAATGAGCAGTGAACAACGAACAGACACAGCAGGCAGACGACCCGAGCGGGCCGGGGTGGCGGGACGTTGAGGTGGGCGAGGTGTTGCGTGAGACAGATATGTTCCGCGACGGTCACAACGTGTGGGCGTTGACCGAGAACACTGGCGTCACGGTACGCGAGGGGTGGGAACGCAAATACCGCCGTCGCATCGAGCCACAGCAGCCGAGCGACAGCGAGCCGGAGACGATGGAGCAGTTGCGGCGACGGCTGGATGCTGCTGTGCGCCAAAATGTCGAGTTGGCGGATTCGCTGGCGAATGAGCAGAACAAAAAAGGTGCGTATGAAAGAATCGCTAAGGCAAGCGTGGAGCGAGCACAGGAGGCTGAGGCACTGGTGGCCGAAGCCGAGCGATCCGGCGAGCAGGTCAACGCCGAACTGCAGCAGTTGCGGGAGCAGGTGACGACGCTGACGCGGGAGCGCGATCGGTTGCAGTCGTGGCTGCAGCAACACCACACAACCGGGCAGCAGTCAGCAGTGAAAAAGCTGGAGAGGTGGTTGCGTCCAGTGCTGGAGGTGGTGGCAGATCATCCCGAGGACTGCGGGCCACTGGCTGTGTCCATACTGGGGTATCTGCCGGGCATTGCGTCACGGTTGATTGAGGAGTAAGGCGTGGCAGATTCCCCGGTGTGCCTCGAGGGTGAGCGGCTGGCATTTCTCGCCGAGTATATCGCGCACGATATGCTGCCGGGCGGAGTGCATATGTCACGACCCGAGGACGTCGGCAGCAGTTGGGACGGTGCCAGCATTCCCCGCTGGGCGTGGTCGATCATGGGACATCCGCTGGCGGCAGACGTGCGGAATGCGTCATACTGGCATGATCGAATCTGTGAGGGCAGCGAGACGCCGGAGGATAGAATGGTGGCCGACGCGGTGTTTCTGATGATGCTGCGAAGGGCAGGTGTGAGCAGGTGGCGACGGTGGGCTATGTGGTTCGCTGTCCGATTTTATGCGGTGTTTATTTGGAGGGTGAAAGTATGAGTTACAGGTTTGAGATCGACGGGGATAAGCATGGTTACTTTTCGCGCATCGTCGCCAGCAATGGCGAGACGACGCATGTGAGCGAGCAATACACCACGAAGGCGGCGGCCATCAAAACGGCTGAGCGACTGCTGGTGGATATCCTCGAGCAGAATCGAGTGGGCAACCGGATCGAGATTCGCGACGTGACAGGTGAGGAGCCGGCGCTGTGAGTCTCCAGCGTGCGATCGATCTGATCGTCGCACTGCGGCGACACCCCGAGGGACTGACGACGGCTCAGCTGTCTGAGGTCCTCGGGGTGTGCTCCCGCACTGTGCGGCGTTATCTGTCGGCGTGGCGTATGGCGGGGTGGGTCGAGGCGGAGCTGGGCAGGGGTGGGGTTAAGATTTGGAGGACACGGTGAACGTGCAATTTGGGATTGTGAAAACGACTGCTGGGTACTATGTCTGGCGATTCAAGCGCGGCAGTACGACCGTGTATCAGTCGCGTGAATTTCTGTCGGCGAAGGGCGCGGCAGACACTGTGGATCAAATTGTGCTGGGGATGTTGGAAGTGGCACGCAGCGGTCGGCAAATCGAGATTCACAACCTGACAGGCGAGGAGATTTGAGCGGTGACGGCGGTACCAGTCAATCAAGGCGAACGGTGGGACCCGAATGAAGTCGCCCATATTGTGCGATGGTGGTTGTCCAAGTCAGCCAAACGGAAGCGCAGAGCAATGGCCGTTGGCGGTTTTGACGAGGTAATACAGCAGGTTTATTGGCACCTGCTAAGTTATCCACCAAAAGACAGCTATGCCTTGACGACGATTGTTTGTAAGACGACAAACTGGATGCTCAATTACATGAGGTCGAAAATGTGGACGGTAAAACTGGCGGGGAAATGTAGAGGCATTGCCGATAGCGACCGAACAAGCGAAACAATTGAGTCGTGCGAAAAAACGCGGTTTGTCTGGCAGATACTTTGCCAGTTCCTCGATAAGCGGACCGCTTTTGTTATTTGTCAGCGACTGGAGGGAATGCCAACTGGTGAGGTTGCGGCACGGCTCAGGGTCCACCCTCAGACGGTGCGCGACATCTTTCACAATGGAATCAGCCGTCTCCGCAACAGCCCGGCAGCCGAACGACTGCGGCAGGGGGTGCTGTTTTGATTCCAGAATTATTTTCCGAAAATCTTTCTGCAGGGGGTTGACACGTTGTGTCGATAGGTGTACTATCCCACCATGCGAGTCACGAAGTGTGACACGCGGGACAACGACACGAGATTGAGGGAACGAACAATGAGCACAACGACATACGCAGTGGTACCAACTCAGGGCATGTACGGTAGCAACGACATTGTGCGAGTGGCGCGCATCAGCAACAGCCTGCAGGATGCTCGCAAGTCCGCCAAGACATTCACCGTATCATATCAATCATACATGAGCAAACACGGTGGCAGCAGTGGCGGCTACCGTGTGATTGCGTGGGATCGGACTGGTCGAACAATCAGCGGTTACTCACTGGACCAGACGCCGGATGCTGGCTGATCCGGCAACACCTTCCCCCGCTGCACAGTGCGGCGGGGATTTTCTCTGCGGGCAATTGATTGAGGGAACGAACCATGAGCGAATACACCATCCGATTCACCAGCGGCGGCGAAATTGAGTCTCTGGGCACAATGAAAAACGACACCGAAGCCGCAATCCACGCTGAGGTGCTGCTGGCTGCCTATGGATACGACGCGAACGAGCTGGTGACAGGCGAGTGGCAGGATGGTCGACTGCTGATCTGGGAGAATGAGGCCGACGCAGCAAACGACGCCGGAGCGAAAGCCCTGTGCAGTGTGGAGCGATGCTGATCCTGACACCTTCCCCGCTGCACAGTGCGGCGGGGATTATTCTGCGGGGAAAGGCACCATGACCGAAGCCGAGTGGCAGCGACAGGTGATCCAGTACGCAACCCTTCGCGGCTGGCGGGTGCACCACACTCGCCCAGCCCGGGTGCGGGTGAAAGGGCGGGAGACGTATCGCACGCCCATCGCAGGCCATGCGGGCTTCCCGGATCTGGTGCTGGCCAGACGCGGGCGGCTGTTGTTGGTCGAGCTTAAGACGGACAAGGGACAGTTGCGTGAGGATCAGATGAGCTGGCGGTCGGCGATTACCGGCGACATGATCCAGCAGCACTACAGCGGATGGCACTGCTGGAGACCGAGGGATTGGCACATTGTAGAGGAGGTACTGAGATGAGGTCGGAACAGGTGAGGCATCTCGGACGGGGTCTGGTGCTCGGGCGGAAGCCGGGGCAGCAGATCTCGATCGGGGACAACGTGGTGGTCACGGTGATCGCTGCGAGGGGTGACTATGTCAGGCTGCATCTGTCAGCGCCGCGGGACGTAAGCATTCTGCGGACTGAGCTGGTGGACGAAAAGCAGAATGGGGGTGTGCAGTGAGTGAGATTCGGGGCGGCGTTAGCGACGATCCGGGGCGGATCATTTACGAGCTCGAACAGCGACTGGAGGCAGCGAAAGAACGGAACAGCAAGGCGCTAAATCAGTTGGCGGAACGAGATAAGACGATCAACGAAAAGACAGCCGACATCGCGCGACTGCAGGCGGAAATCGAGCGGCTGCGAGGAGAGCTGCTGCAGTCCGAGGCTCGGAATACAGCCGACACTGAGACTGCAGAGTACGCGGCACGGCTCGAGATGCAGCTCGACAACTCACGCGACGCCTTGCGGGAGCTGCAGGAGGACCACACAGCGATGGACAACAGGGCCGAGGGTGCTCGGTCAGCGTATCTGGCAGTCATTAAAGCCCTGTGGGAGATGCGACGATGAGCGAATTGACGCGCGAGGAATGGCTGGCTCGGCGACGGTCCGGCATTGGTGGCTCAGACGTGGCGGCGGTGCTCGGATTGTCGCCTTGGAAGAGCCCGAGGCAGGTCTGGCTGGACAAGACGACGGATGCGGTCGACGACCGGCAGACGATGCCCATGCTGCTGGGCACGATCCTCGAGCCCGAGGTGCTGCGGCTGTACAGCGAGCAGACTGGGGTGCCGGTCCGGCGGTCGCATCTGCTCTGGCGGCACGAGGAGCATCAGCACTTGATCGCGAACGTGGACGCGACGGCACGGCATCGCATCGTCGAGGCCAAAACCGCCCGCAGTCGCGACGGCTGGGGCGAGCCCGGATCTGACGACGTCCCGGAGCAGTATTGGCTGCAGGTCCAGCATTACCTGTATGTCAGCGGTCGCGACTTTGCGGATCTGGCTGTGATGTTCCTGAGCGACCCGCGGCCCGAGGTCAGCATCTACACCATGCGACCGGCCAGCGAGTATCCAGAGCTGGTCGGGGAGCTGAATGAGTGGTGGGCCCGGCATGTGATCGAGGGAGTCGAGCCGAGCCCGTACAGCACGTCGGAGGCTGCTGAGCGGTGGCGACAGTCACGGCAGGGCAGTCGGGTCGAGGCAACGCCGGCGGTGCTGGAGTCAATCCGGCAGCTGGCGGCGGTGCGGGCTCAGCTGAAGGCACTGGAGCAGGAGGAGGAGCATCTCAAGCTGGCCATCCAGCTGCACATGGAGGACGGGGAGCAGCTGTGCGACGGTGACAGTGTGCTGGCAACGTGGAAGAGCAGCAGCAGCAGCCGGGTCGATCTGGCAACGCTGCGGCAGAGGTATCCGGAGCAGGCGGCGGAGTGTACTGTCGCCAGTGTAAGTCGTAGGTTTTTACTCAAGGGGCAGAAGTGATGAGTGAATTGATCAAAGCGGGGAATTGGCTCACGGCCACGACGATGGAGCAGGCCGTCAAGGTGGCTGAGATGCTGGCCAAGTCGACGCTGGTGCCGAAGGCATACCACGGCCAGCCGGCGAATGTGCTGGTGGCCATGGCCTACGGCGAGTCCTTCGGGATGCAGCCATTGCAGGCGATGCAGTCGGTCGCAGTCGTGAACGGGATGCCGGGGCTGTACGGTGACGGGCTGCTCGCAGTCTGTCGCAGCTGCTCCGACTGGGAGTGGATGCAGGAGGCCATCGACGGCGAGACGGCCATCTGCACCGCCAAGCGGCGGAATGAGCCCGAGGTGACAGCGACGTTCTCGGTGCAGGATGCCAAGCGGGCCCAGCTGTGGGGCAAGGCCGGCCCGTGGACGCAGTACCCGACGAGGATGCTGGCTATGCGGGCCAGGGCCTTCGCCTTGCGAAACCTCTACGCTGACGTCCTTCGCGGGATGGGGTCAGCCGAGGAACTGCAGGACATCCAGACGGAGATGCCGGCGGTGCAGGTGGAGCCGGCGCGAATCGACAACGCGGAGCAGCCCCAGCAGACGAAGGCGGCGGCTATCCTCACGAAGGCCCGGGCCAAGCGGCAGGCAAAGCCGGCGGCCATCCCCGAGGTGATCGAGACGCAGCCGGAGCCGGCGGCCGGGGAATCCTCGGTAGCTGACAGCCAGCCCACAGTGCAGAATCTGGCCGACATTCGAACCATCTATCGTAAGTGGCAGGAGCGATACAGCCCGCAGCACTCCTTTGTGGTGGCCCTCAAGCAGCTCGGCGAGGCCCTGCGGGACAGTTCACTGCAGGCAGCCCGCACAGCCACAGAGGCAGCCTACGCGGCAATCGCGGACATCGACACCGACGACCAGCCGGATGCTGAGCGGGAATGGAAGGCGATCGCATTGTACGTGGAGGGGCAGACATGATCTGGGCACAAGTGAGTGATGGGACGGAGACGAAGCGACTGGCTTTCATGGCCCTGCCGCGACAGGGTGAGGTGATCTCGGCGGCCATCAGCACGCCGGGGCCATATCACCACAGGGTAATCACAGTGCTGCATCTGTCGCAGCTCGACCCGCAGATTCTGGTGGCACGCATGGAGGACGATAGCCATGACAACTGAGCTCGCCCTGGCTGGGCTCTGCCTCTGGGTGCTGGGCTATGCCGTGGGCAACGTGGTGGGGTTTATGCAGTCGATTCTGGCGGATCTCGAAGGCTCTTACGTGGTGGATGCGATGTATGACGACCAATGACGCATTCTGGCTCGGTTTTGCGGCGGGTGTGCCGGCGGCATCGGTGGCCATGGTGGCCATCATGCTGATCTGTCTCTGGTTCTTTGAGGTGGAGGAGGAGCGATGACTAAAAGCAAGCTGCCTGAGAGGCAGAACTATATGGAGGACGCCACACAGCGGGCCAACGATTTGGCCAGCAAGGCGCACGACGCCATACAGCAGGTGGTGTGGCACGCGATCGAGTGCGGCGAGCTGCTGCAGCAGATCAAAAGGCATCTGGGCCATGGTGGCTGGCTGCAGTGGCTGCGGGAGGACTGGCAGCACAGCGAGCGGACAGCTGAGCGCTACATGCAGGTGGCGGCCAACCGGTCGCTGATCGAGAAGGAGCAGCCGGAATCACTCCGGCAGGCTGTCGCCCTGATCGTCGAGGCCAAGGGGACCGGCAAGCCCAAGCCAGAGCCCCGGCCGGAGCCAAAGCCAGCGGTGACGGTGCGGCACGTGGTGCCGGATCAGGTGCAGCAGCTGGAGGACGACGGCCCCGGCGATGACGTCGACGACGATGACGACTACAGCTACGACCACGAGCGACCAGCGGTCCCTCAGCATGTAGTGCCGACGCCCAAGGCTGAGAGGCCCAAAGTGGCGACTGCCGAGCCGGTGGTATCGGCCTCAACACTGCTGCACCAGATGCTGCAGCTGAAGCCGATGGATTTTCTGTCGCTGATCGAAGAGGCCGTCCTCGAGCATCATCAGCGGAATTTGGAACGGCATGGGGTGACGTTGGGCAAACTCACGACAATCAGGCAGCGTATTCTGGAGGGGGATTTCTGATGAGTACAGACAAACCACGAGCGGCAAAGATGGACCGGAGGACAGTCGCGAGGCTCGACGCGGCGGTGATTGAGTGTGCTGACTACGAGCAAAAGGAGTCGTGCAAGCTGCTGATCGAGGAGCTCAAGGAGGTCGGAATTACAGTGACATTCGACCAGATCGAGAAGTCCGTCCATCGGCTGGGCCTGAAGTGGCGGGACGTGTTCCTGCCGGCCACGAGGCTGGAGCGGGGGCATCCGGACGCGCGAGCCAATGACGCCAAGCCGAAGGCCACAGGCCAAGGCCCCGACATCCGGGCCGTGCTCGACCGCATCGAGCATCTGGAGGAGACGTTGGCGACGAACGGGCTGGCGGAATACAAAGGGTTGCATCGGCAGGCCCATGAGGAGGCCGGGCTGGCCAAAGAGCGGGCGGCGGCCATTCAGGCTGACATGAAAAAAATGCTGGAGTGGATGCAGACGCTGGCATCTGTTGCAAGCAAGGTGAGCAAAATCGAAAACCTGCTTCTCAGTGTGTTTCTGCATGTTGTCCCGCAGTCTGTCCCAAGTGAAAAGGAGCCCCAACCATGACCACAGACAAAGAACTGGAACAGATCGGCCAAGCCCTCAGCGGTGTGATGCAGGCTGTGTCCAGCATTGAGGCGGCCAGCAAGCAGATCCGGCTGCGGGTGTACCAGCCACCAGCGGAGACCCTCCAGCAGCATCTGCAGGATGCCATCCTGCGGATCTCGACGCTGGAGGGGACTGTCGCGACACTGCGGGACAGGCTGCACGCGCTGGAGGTCGACGTGGATGCGATCGGGCAGGTGCCGGCACCAGCCAAGCCACAACCACAGCAACGCCTCGACGCGGGATCTGGCCTGGTTATTGTGGACGTAATCTAAACAGGCTGTATGATGTGGGCGGCGGGATGCAAGACCGCCGACAATCTAACACCCCGGCTCAGTGCCGGATCAGCCCACCTGGGCCAGCTTGCATCTGGCTCACGGTGGGCTTTTTTATTGGGTGCGACATGCTGGTGATAAAGAAGTGGAATGAGGTGTTTGAGACAGCCGACACCAGAAAGCGGGTGCGGCTAGGCTGGTACCAATGCCCGACGGGTGTTGATAGCGCCGGGTATATTGAGCTGATGAGTCACGGCGAAAAGGGACTGCAGGCCCTCGGCGTGTTCAGTGCGATCTGCCAGTGGTCTGCCACCTGTCCGCCGGCGGTGCGCGGAAAGCTGATTCGGAGCGATGGCCGGGAGCTATCGATGCGGCAGCTGTCGAGCATCCTTCGCATTCCCGAGGCGCTGGTGAATGAGTCCGTCCGGCTTCTGATGACGGAAGATGTGCGGTGGCTGGTGGTCGAAAAACAAGCAAATACACAGCATCTGCCGGTAGTCTGCCACGAATCTGCTGGCGGCGTGCCGGTAGTCTGCCACCCACCTGCCGCGACTCCCGATCAATCTGCCGGTGACGTGCCGCAAGGAAAAGGAAAAGGAGAAGGAAAGGGACAGGGAGAAGGAACAGAAACACAAGGGCTGCAGGGCACGGCTCCGCCGGCCCGTGTGTCGTTTCGGAAGCCCTCAGTCGCAGACGTGGCAGAGTACGCCACGAGCATCTGCGCAGACATGGACCCGCAGGCCTTCGTCGACCACTACACCAGCAACGGCTGGCGGGTCGGCAAGGCGGCGATGAAAGACTGGAAGGCGGCGGTCCGCAACTGGGCCAAACGAGACTTAGACGGAAGGGCAAGAACAGATGCAGCAGTCAGAGCAGGATTCACCCGGCAGGCCCAGCAAGACGCCCAGTGGGACGTCTTCCGAGAGGTCGATGAGATCTGTGCCCGAGAGGACGAACGAGAACGCCAGCGACAGCTCCGCCTTCTTGCCAGCGGCTCGGGAGGGGGTCAAGGCACTGGCCCCGATGATTATGCGGCTCTGCTCAGCCAAGGGCCGGGCCCAGATGACCCGTTTTGACGTGGAGACGTGGGCGGCGGTGCTGTCGGTGTACCCGGCGGCTGTGGCGAATATGGCCATGCTGGAGATCGCCTTGAACGCCGACCCATTCCCGGATCTCGGTAAGGTGGTGGCACGGTGCCAGCACAAGATGGCGGAGCGCTCGACTCAGGTGAGCCAGAGCGACCCGACCAAACTTTCCAAGCGGGTGCTGCTGCAGATCGCGGCAGCCCTGCAGATCGATCTGAGTGAGGAGCCGAAGTGATGCAGATCCAACGCATGAGCCACAGCAAGTGGCGGAAGCTATTAGACGATTTCGAGGCCTCCGGCTACGCAGCCCCGATGACGGACGAGCTGTTTGAGGCTCTGAGCCATTGCAGCGGCGACTCGCCGAGGCTGGCCCCGTATCTCCGCGAGGTTGAAAAGCGCAAGGCGGCGGTGATCGGCGAGCGCGAGGCCGAGGGTTACGGCTGGGTGTCAGACCCGGTCGAGGTGCAGCTGGTGCATGACCCGAGGATGGCAAGGAGCAGCTACGATGAGTAAACCAGTCGAGGCTCTGGCTCCGCTGAGCCCGGAGCAGCTGCAGCAGGTCGCAGTGATCCTGCGGAGGAATCAGGAGTGGGTGAAAATGGGGCTGGAGAGGCCGAGGTGGCGGGACTTCCTGCAGGAGGTCGAGCGGCAGCTGGGCCGGCCAGTGACGGAGCAGGCGATGCGCGTGCATTGCCTGAACACCCTGCGGTGTATGCCAAGGGAGATTTTTCGGTATGTGGGCTTTTGAGGGGAGGGTGAGACGATGACGAAGCGAGTGTGTGAGAATTGCAGGTGGTGGAGTGCGGGGCCGACAGGATACGGCTATTGCCACAGGCGACCGCCGATCGTTTCAAACAGCGACGAATCCTTTCCGTCAACGCACAAGTCGGTGTGGTGCGGCGAGTGGTCCAACGCCAGCATTACGCCGGAGCAGGAGGAGATGCGAGAACTGACACGGCAGTTTGCGGTGGCACTGATTAACAGCGGATACGACGCGAGGCACACATGGCAGGTTGCCGCGGAGTTCGCAGCAGCAGAATCACGGATTCAGAAGGAGGACGGTAAGTGAGTCTCAAAGAAGAGCGATTACGGGCACAGATTCGCGAGCTGCAAGCGCGGAATTTTGAACTGGAGCAGAAGGTGCGAAGAGAGGAGGAAGAGGAACCGCTGCAGGGGTTCGAAGCCGTGGCAGCATATTGTGCCAGACGAGCGAGGGAAAAAGCAGCGAAGGCGGCAGAACCACAGATTCAGAGGGAGGGGCAGCAGTGAGCGACGAACAGACACAGCAGGCAGACGACCCGAGCGGCGATGGGTGGGCATGGGTGGCTAAAGGTGACACCGTGCGCGAAGGTGATATGTGGGACAACGGTGTTCGCGTGTGGTGCGCGGCCGAGCGCGTCGGCGAAACTGTGCAGTACAATGCGCAGTACCGTCGACGCATCGAGCAACAGCAGCCGAGCGACAGCGAGCCGGAGACGATGGACGATCTGCGGCGACGACTGGCGGAGTGTGAGGTGTTGCTGGCTGAGTACGATCGAGGCGGGCAGCAGGTCAACGCCGAACTGCAGCAGTTGCGGGAGCAGGTGCAGACGTTAACGCGGGAACTGAAGGCGGAGCGCGACAACGGCATGACCGCGCTGCGCAGCCAGCACAGACTGGGACAGGAGGCACTCGCGGAGGCACTGCAGGCGTGGTTGCGTCCAGTGCTGGAGGTGGTGGCAGAACATCCCGAGGACGCCAGCCCGCTGGCCGTGGCTGTGCTGGGATATCTGCCGGGGATTGCGTCCCGATTAATCGAGGAGTGATATGAGTCTCCAGCGTGCGATCGATCTGATCGCTGCACTGCGGCGACATCCCGAGGGACTGACGACGGCCCAGCTGTCTAAGGTCCTCGGGGTGTGCTCCCGCACTGTGCGGCGGCATCTGGCGGCATGGCGTATGGCGGGATGGGTCGAGGCGGAGCTGGGCAGGGGTGGGGTTAAGGTTTGGAGGGTGGTGTGAACGTACCAATCAATCAAATCATTTGCGGCGACAACCTCGAGACGCTGCGGACGCTGCCGGATGCGTGTGTTGATTCATGCGTGACAGATCCGCCGTATGGTCTGGAATTCATGGGCAAGGAATGGGACCGCGGCGTTCCCGGTGTCGAGTTGTGGCGTGAGGTGTTGCGTGTGCTGAAACCGGGCGGGCACTTGCTGGCCTTCGCAGGGACGCGCACGCAGCACCGAATGGCGACGGCGATTGAGGACGCGGGGTTTGAGATCCGGGACATGATTGCGTGGGTGTATGGGTCAGGGTTCCCGAAGTCGCTGGACGTGAGCAAGGCGATTGATAAGCACGGGGGGCAGTCCGTCGCATGGTTTGGCCCGTGGTTTCGTAACTGGCGAGAGGCACAAGGCATCAATCAAAAACAGGTCGCAGCGCTATTCCCAAGCAAAACAGGCAATCTCACCGGATGCGTTGCAAATTGGGAACTCGGGTTCAACATGCCAACCCCTGAACAGTTCAACCTGATCCGGGACACGTTCGGGCTTCCTTTTGAGTCAATTCAGGCGGCCGAGCGCGAGGTAGTGGGGCAGCACGAAACCGACATGGGAGGGCTTGGGGGCGAAAGACTGGGCCAGAAGGGTGGAGACATCACAGCCCCCGCAACCGAAGCCGCGAAGCAGTGGGCAGGCTGGGGCACATCTCTGAAACCCGCATTAGAACCGATCACAGTCGCACGCAAACCGCTGTGCGGAACCGTTGCGGCGAATGTCCTGCAGCACGGAACCGGGGCCGTCAACGTGGACGGCTGCAAAGTGGACGGCGAACGACTACCGGCAAACTTCATCCATGATGGATCAGAAGAAGCGGTGAGCTTGCTGGGCGAGGCCGACAGGTTCTTCTATTGCGCCAAAGCAGGCCCCGAGGAACGCCGTCAATCAAAACACCCAACCATCAAGCCAGTTGCCCTGATGCGTTATCTGGTCAGGCTGGTGACACCACCCGGCGGGCTGGTTCTCGACCCATTCGGGGGATCGGGCACAACAGCAGAGGCGGCACGGCTGGAGCACTGCCGATTCCTGCTGATGGAGTTGTCGCCGGAATACTGTGCAGACGCAGCCGAACGACTGCGGCAGGGGGTGCTGTTTTGACGTTCCAGAATTATTTTCCAAAAATCTTTGTACAGACTATTGACACGTTGTGTCGATACCATATACTACACCCATGCGAGTCACGAAGTGTGACACGCGGGACCAAACGACAAACGAGATTGAGGGAACGAGATCATGAGCACAGCAACAGCAACTGCAGTAAATCTCGGTAACAATGAATCCATTAGCCGAGGTGTGACAGCAAACGCGGACGGCACATTCACCGCTGTTACGTTCACGATCAGCAAAACGTTCCGGACGTATGCCGGGGCCTGCAAGTGGCTGGCCGGACGGCTGAGCAAGTGATCCTGACACCTTCCCCCGCTGCACAGTGCGGCGGGGATCTTCTCTGTGCGAGCGGAGGGTTGAACCATGCAAGACATCGTAGCAGCAATTGTGGCGGCTGTGCTGGCGATCGTGGTGGCGTTTCAGATTGGAGGGGATCAATGACGAACGCTGAGAAGTGGCAGGCACTGTGGAACCATGACGTGCAGTTTGGATTCTGCTGCGGGGCGTTTGCGGGCGTGGCGGGGCTGATTCTGATCGTGGCGGGAATGGATTTGCTGGCAAGAATCGTGGTCGGTGGTCGACCAAAGCAGAACGTGCGAAGGGTGCGTGGGGATAACGGAGGGCGGGGGCTGTGAGTGAGACGCAAACAGGTGGCGTGAGCGAAGATCCGGGGCGGATTATTTACGAGTTGGAGCAGCGATTGAAAACGGCAAACGCCACGATCATCGGCCAGACAGCCGAGATCGAGCGACTGCAGACTGAACTGCGGGGATATGCCGCGGAGTCACCCCGGCCACTTCCGGCCCGGCCAGCCCGGCCCCACCAAGCC